ATGGGTTTTCGTTTCCGCCGGTCCATCCGGCTCGGCAAGGGCCTTCGGATCAACATCAGCAAGTCCGGCACCAGCCTCTCGGTGGGCCATCGCGGTGCAACGGTGAATTTCGGCCCGAAGGGCGAGAGAGTGACCCTTGCCCTGCCAGGCACCGGCATTTCCTATTCTCAAACCGTCCACAATCCGCATCACGCCGCCGAAACCGCCGGCGAGGATCCTGGTAACATACCCCACGCCCCGACCAGCCTTCTCGTCTGGGTTCTAATCGCGGCTGTCGTCATCGTGATCATGGCCTCCGGCGTGGTCATGGGCAGCCAGGCCCACCTCACACCATCCCCGTAGCAAACGCCTGCGCCCGCGTGTTCCGCGCCAGCCACCCGTCCCCGAACTGCGCAAACCCCGCCAGCCCGCGGTAATATGTCTCGTGGCTGTACGCGAGTTCGGCCACCAGCATCTTCGGCGGCCGTCCGGCCATTGCCGCAATCGTCGCCGGCCCAATCTGCCCATCCAGCTGGTTGAACCCCAGCAGCGCCTGCAGACGCATGGCACTCCGCCCCGGCCCCGCATTGATCCCAAAATCGAACACCATCAGATCCACACCAGCCGGTAAATTGTCCGCGTTCACCGGCCGCCAGTAATGCGGCAGATAGATGGATTCGGCCTGCCTATCCGTCAGGTTCATCACGTCCTGCACTGTCGCCGGGCGCCCGAGCACGGACGAAAGCTCGCCGATCGTGATCCCATGGTTCGTCGCCCCGCCCGGGTCACCCTGCACATTGCAAAAGCCGCCCTCTTGGACAAGTGAAAAGCCGCAGCACCGTAAAAAATTCCCGATCATGGCAGCAACTGCCAATGCGACTCAATCAAACACCCGATCAGACCGCCAATCACCACCGCCGCCGTGGTCCAGACTTGGATGCGCCGGTTCTCATCCTTCGCTCGCCGCGCCTCGATCTCAGCTTGCGCGTCCTTTCGGCCCTCCTCTTCCCCCTCGGACCGATTTCTTTTTTCCAGCAGCATGTCCAACTTGTCGCCGTTATCGTTCGTGGTGGACTCAATGGACAACAGCCGCCGCGCGGTTTCCTTTTCGTTCAGCTCGATGGTTTTTTCGAACACGTCCGCCCGCCTTTCAAGCAACGCCACACGCTTCTCAATTTCGTCGGTCATTTTGCCCCCTTCTTCGGCACGTCTTCCAAAGCCTGTTTCACGGCCGCCAGGTGCTGCCGGCAGTCCTCGCCGGCCTCATCAATCGCCACCAGCAAATCCGCAGCCTGGGACTGCAGTTTCACGTCCGGAATCGGCGGTTCCGGCATGCAGCTCAGCATCGCCGGCGGCACGTCCGGCGTCACAATCTTCGTCTGCGTCACGGTCATCGGCGCGGCGCAGCCCACCAGCAGCAGCGCCAGCCCCACCGCCCGCATCATTGCCCGTCCGCCTTGTGCAGAAGCTTCAACCCGCCGATCGCGCTGCCCAGCACCGTCGCCACCGGCCCGTCATTCCCCGCCTGCTCAGCCACCGCCGGCAGAGAAGCCCGCAGCGCTTCATGGCCGGCGGCTGATTTCTGCCCAGCCTGCGCCAGCGCCGCATCCGCCGCATCCAGCCGGTTCTGCAGCTCCGTCTGTGCCTGCGCCGCCGCCACGTTCAGCGCATTTGCATTCTGGGCAATCGTCGCGTTGCAGCTCGCCGCCTGGCCGATGATCTTCTCATGCTGAAACGCCGCCAGGCCGATCAGCGCCAGCATCCCCAGCCACGGCCCCACCTGCATCGCCAGCCCCAGCCCTGGCACGGCCGCCCCAATCACCGTTTTCACAACACCGCTCATCTCACCCTCCCAGCTTCGCTTTCAGCCCCATCGCGCAGGCCATCGCGCCGATCACACCGCCGGCGGAGCCAAACAGCGTCGCGGCCGCGGCCGCGAAACTTTCCGGCGCCCACACCCCGCGCCGCACCACCACCGTGAAAATCTCCAGCCCCACCAGCGCGACAATTGAGCCGACAAAACAAAGGCCGATGAGCACGGCAATCACCGCAATCTCATCGGCCTTCTGGTCCGGCCCGGAGAACAAATCTCCCAGCCACTTGCGCATCGTTACAGCTTCCGTGCGGCAATCTCCGCCCCCAGCGTGTGCCAGGCGTGCTGAACGCCCGCCGGAATCGCCTCAATCTTCTTCAGCAGCGCCAACGCGTCCGCCTCGATGGATTTCAGAAACGCAGCCACGTCAGATTCAACCGTCTCCCCCGCCTTCTCAACATCGGCGACGCCGGAGGCGCCGGCCTTCTCCACCTGACCCGCGGCCTTCTCAACATCGGCAACGCCGGCGCTCTCAGCCTTGTTCACGTCGTTTTCAACAACCCCGGCCACGCCGGCGGTCTCCGTCGTCACGCTCATCTCTCTCTCCATCATTATCGCCGCGAACCCGCGCGGCACGGTTAATCGTCCGGCTGCGCCGGCAGCGTCCACGCCGCATCCCAGGGCACCGCATTCGCATCCTGGTAGGCCTGCACAACATAACTTCCGTCCGCCAGCAGTATCGGCTCCGCCCATTGCGTCGTCACGCCGCCCACCGGCAGGTTCATCAACGCGGTCTGTTGCGCAACATATGCAGTCGCATCCGGAAGATTGGCGAACTTTTGATACGTTGCCGGATCGCTCATTGTGTCACCCCGCTAATGCCGTACAAAGCCGCCTCGGCCAGCTCCAAAGTCGCCCAATCGGCGTTAGAAATCGAGGCATTCAGCCCGACAACCTGGCTAACATAACCCGCCTCGCCGCCACCGGACCCGCTGGTGTTGATGTAAATGACATTGGCGGCGTCAGCATTATACGAGGCCGATGCGGTCGCCGCGTTTCCATTGTACCTCCCGGCGATTTGCGTTCCGTTGTAATTCAAAGAGAGGATCATTTGCGTGTTGAACAGCGATGATCCAACCGTCGGCTGAGCATTTCCGCCGCCAGTCCCCACCGTTGAAAAGCTCACCTGGTAAGACGAAGCGCCCTGGTACCGAATATACCATCCATTGCTGCTCCGGTTGGTCAGCACATAAGCATTCGCCCCCGAAGCGGCCGCGGTATCGTGCGCGACAATATTTACGAAAAATCCGGAGGACGAATTAAATGTCCCCGCGCTTAGACCGGTAATTTTCAAAAGCTGCGTTGCGGAAACCAGCATCGCAGGCTTGCCGCCGTCTGTGATGAGCGCACCTGATGACACAATCTGCGGCTGGCTCGCTGCAGTCGATTGCGTCGCGTTGCCTGCGGAGCCGAGTGAACCCTGATTATACCATGTCGTGACAAAACCGTTCGCGGACCCGTTAAATGCCAGCAGCGTCGCGGTATCGAGCAGCCCGTTGCGAAACCCGATATCCATCGTGGCGTTGTCTGAATCGCGCCGGACATTGATGCATTTTCCAGTATAAGCCGCCCGCAGCCTTACGAATGCGAGACCGAGACCGGGCGTGACGGAAAGCGCATCGAACATTCCGGCGTTCACCGAATAGCCCAGCAGCTGGGCGCCGATCAGCATGCTACTGCACGCCGTTGATCAACGCGCAAACGATCCGGCCGGTGTCCATCAACCAATACATCAGCACATCAATCGCGCCTGGCGCCGTGCTCAGCACCGGCGTGCCGGCGTCGCCGAACTTGAAATATGTGCCGAACGCAGCCGTCCGGCTTCCGGTGCCATCCTGGATGATCTCAATATGTCCGGACGCGCCAACGGACATCACAGATGGATTCGCGAAGGTCACATTCCCCGTCAAGGTCACGCTCGCATCATTACCTTGGCTCGTATCAATGGTGATCGTGCTCGCATAGGTTAGGGGCTGGATCGTGGCTGATTGCGTCTTCGTGAAAGTCTGCGCCGCATTCAGCGCCGCCGCATTTGCAACATCTCCAACCGCAAGCGTAACCGCGCCCGTCCGGCCAGCCACGCTCGTCACCTCGTTCGAAAGCCCGTCGATTTTGTTCCAGGTGTTCGACAGGCCATTGAACACGGCCTTGTCGTTCACATTCCATGAACTTATCCCGTCCAGTGTCGTCGTACCGGCCGTGCTCACCACGTAAACCGCGCCAGGCGTGCCGGAGCCCGACGTGAAGCTCGGCGTGTTCGTCAAGGCATTCCAGTTACCGGCAAAAACCAGGGCCTCGGTCAACCCGAGATTGACAATTGCCCCCGCCGCCGTCGTGGCGCCAGTCCCGCCTTGGTTTACCGGCAGCGCCGCCGCGAACTGCGGGTTCCCCCCATCCCGCGAGAGCAACAAAAACTTACCCAAGGTGGCGCGATACATCGCCAGCACTTCCATCCCGGCCTGCAGCGCCCCAGAAACCAGCGCCGCCCCGCTCCCCGCCACCAGCGGCACCGCGCCCGCCGAATTATAGTTCACCGTCGTGGCGCCGGTATTCGCCGCATACACGTTGATCGTCAGCAGCAGCCCATCCACCAGCGCGGCCGGCCCCACATTCGAATTCGCTACAATCGCATTCGCCGCGCCGGTATCGGTCACATTGATCACAATGTCCGAAAGCAGCGCATGCGGATGCCCGCCCACCGTTGAACCATCATGCGCATGCATCCGGTTCGTGTCGGTATTGAACGTGAACTCGCCCTGCGCCCCGGTGAACGAGGCATGGCCAGCCGTGTTGCCACGCCGGCGTTTTAACTGTGTTGCCATGGTTTTCCTTTAAGGAACGGTACCGAGGTCGACCGGCACGTTCACCGTGTCATAAACGGTCCCGAAATCATCATAGACCGCGGAGATATCCGTCACCTGGCCCAAATCCAGCGGCGTGCCCACCGCCAGCGCCGTTGAAACCGGCCCGAAATTCCCCGAACCCGTCGGCACGTATGGGTAGGCCACGCAATCGCTCAGCGGCTGCAGGCCCGTCCCCTGCGTTGAAAAACTTGCCAGCTTCACATAAAGCGCCTGCCCCACATACGCCGCCGGCGGTTCATAGGTGAACACCGCATCATCCAACCGGCAGAACACCGCCCCTTGCGCGTGGCTGTTCGCTGGCGTGCCGTTCTGCCCGCGGTAAAGAGTGGACAACGCATACTGCTCGCCGCCGGTAAGCGTGGCGGAAACAAAGCTGATAATCTCGCCGTCCACATAGCACATCGTCGCGCCGTTCGCCGCCGCCACGGCGTCCGTGGCGTTGGAAAGTGTGCCGCCGCTCACCGTCATATCCACGCTCAGCGTGTCCGTTGTGTCCGGGTTCGCGCCGGCAAACGCCGCCAGCGCCGCCACCAGCACACCTTGCCGCGCCGGCGCTTCAATCGTCCCGATATACGAATATGTCGTGTTGTCGAGGGAGATATAAACATCCGCCCCGGCCCAAAGCGGGTCTGCGACACCGCCGGCACTTCCGCTCGCCCCAATCCAAACCTGCGCCACGCCCCCGGTCAACGTCGCCGGCGGCTCGAAGATGACCGGCGGGTTCACCGGGTTTGCTTCGGCATAACTGCCATTGCCGCCGAACGAATTGCTCTGCTTGGCGTAAATCGCCGCCGTCCCCACGCCGGCCGGCAGCTCCTCCACTTGCACCGTCAGCACCCCGGAATCATCCTGCTCCTCGATCTGCAGAATGCGCACGGCGACATCGCCCATGCCCAGCGCCGAATCAGTGAGCGTGACGATATCCATCGGGTCCAGCCCGCAATACCGCGCGTCCAGCTTTATCGTCGCGGTGTTGCGAACATAAAGCTGCCGCTGCAAAATCAGCTGCGCAACAATCCCCGCCACATTGGCATCGCAGATCTCCGAGGCCGAAACGCTTGTATCCACCCGCAGGCCGAATTGGTTGACCATAGCCTCATCCCGCGCCTCGATCGGGATGGAGTTGTAGGCCGCGGCGCGGTCATTGATATTGATCCGCTCGACATTATACGCTTCCGTGATGTCCGTGATCTGTTCCTGCAGCGGGTCGCTGGAGGCATCGCCCTGAAAATCCCCATCCCCCAGATTGAAAATCGGAGTCAGGTTCGGAACATAAGTCACGCCATTCCCGCTCACCGTGGTGTCCCCAAACGGCACCATGTTCAGCTGGCCGCCAGAGACGAACACGGCGCAGTTAAGAAGCTTCTGCCAGCGCTGCAGAACGCTCTGCGCCGTCTCCACATTCGTCAGCACCGGCGAAAACGCGATGCCCACAGCCTTGCAATAGGTCTGCAGCGCCGCATCGCCCGTGGTCGTAGCAGCAGGCGAAGATATCATCGAATTATAGTTGATCGATCCGGACGGAAACCCAACACCGTATTGCTGGTTCGTCAGAAAATCCTCGATCACATACGCGGGGTCCGCATCCACCCCATTCGCCCCGGTTCCGGCCAATGGCGTCTCCACCTCAAAATTGTGGTTGGAGATTGAGGCCGAGCTCCCCAGGCTATAATTCGCCGCGTGCACATAAGCCGTGCCCGGATACGTCAACGCCTCGCCCGGATACGTCGAATACAAATATGGCCAGGGCGATTGCGGCGTATTCCCCAGTGCCAGGGAAAGCCCGATTGCCGAAAGGCTGTAATAAATCGTCCCGTCTTTCCAGATTTGCGTGATGCCCGAAATCGGCCCCTCGCAAATCCCCATGATGATATCGGCCGAATAGGTGTATGTTGTCGAACTCCCGCCACCGAAAAGCCCTTTTCCAACCTTCTGGCTCTTGCTGTATTGCCGGAAATTCCCGGTAAAAATCACATTTGGCGCAACCCGGAATTTCCCCCACCCCACCGGAATCGGCAGCGTGTTGATCGAGGTCTGGATCTGCAGCCCGGTAAAATTCGGCTTGTATCCGGTGGATTTAGCGCCGCCCGAAAGAAAGCTCATTGGCCGCGCTTCCAGTAGCTGAAGAACTTCTTCGCCTTGTCGCTGAACGCGCTCTTCAGCACATCCTCCATCGTCACCTGGCCCACCGGCCCGGATGCATGCACAATCATCGGCCAGCTCACCACCACGCCGCCATGGCTGAACGTGCGCCCATGCCGGAACACCACCACATCGCCGAAAAGCGGTGTCTCCACCTCGGCCACGCGGTCCAGCACGAAGCCCAGATACTTCTCTTCGGAGCGGTGCAAAAACCAATCATCCGCATAGGGCCGCGGCTCAAACGGGGCCACCAGGCCGGTATCCACAAACACCCGCACCAGCAGCATCCCGCAATCGCAGCCAGCACCCTTCACATCCGCCTGGTGCCGGTACGGCGTGCCAATCCACGCGCACGCCTCCTTCACCACCGCCGCGCGCTGGTCGATTTCTTCAGGCGTGATCACTTAAGGCGCGTCTTCCGTTTTCTTCGTGAAGGAGAACGTCACCGAATCAATTTGCCAATCTGCAGGCGTGCGCTTGGAACTCGTCTCGATGGCCTGGATCAGGATCGTCCCGGCTTCAATGCCCTCTTTCAGATCATCGAGAACCTTTTGCGCATCCGGCTTTTCCAGCCCGAAATTGAAGCCATTGTAATTCGGCATCGTTTTCCCCTCAGTAAGTGATATCCGGCGGCGGAACTTCCGGAAATCCCCGGAAATTTGACAGATTATTGAATTTCAAGCATCCGCCCGGGCCGCGCGAATGGTCACACCCGGCCCAAAGATTAAACACGTCGCCCGATGCCGGCGCATAATTCAACGGCTGCGCCAGCGTAATTCCCGTCGCGCTCGCACTCTTCACCTGGCAAAGCACGCCGGCATTCTGGCCGCCCTGCCAAAGCAGCGTGCCCATCGAAAAATTGTTCGCCGGCGTATCTACCAAAGCGGCGGACGGCGCGGAGTTGAAGCCGCTCCCGCCATTTATCTTTATCACGCTCGTCAGCACGCCATTAACAATCACCGGCGTGAAAACCGCGCCCGTCCCGCCGCCGCCGCTCAGCTGCACGCTCGATGCGTTGCTGTAACCGCCGCCGCCGTTAGAAACGCCAATGGAACTTATGCTCTGGCTTCCCGCGGCCAGTACCGCCGTCGCCGTCGCCGCGCCATAGCTGAAATGGATCGTTGGATTCGTGTAATTCGCCCCACCATTCACCACCAGCACGCCGTACAGCCCGGTGCCGAAAAAGCTCATCAGCGGCCTCAGCACCGCCCCGCTTCCCGTTGGGTCCGTCACGGTTATCACCGGCGGCGTGCGCAGATAGGCCTGGTTCGCAGCGGTGCTGCTGGTGAGGATCACGCGGGAGATTGCGGACCCCGCCGTCCCGCTCATATTCACGCTAAGCACGGCGCCAGAGCCTCCCAGCGAGCAAGGCACGCTGATATTCGTCGCACCCGCGCCGGCCACGCCCACGCTCTGGAAATTCGCCTTGTTCAGCCCGCAGCCGGAATCGTAAAGTGTATGCAGGCAGCTCGCCTGCCAAAGGTTCCGCGGGAAATCGATGTCCAGCAGCACCAGGTCGCTCTTCAGGTTTATCTGCGCCGTGGTCCGCCCCAGCGCCGTAACAGCAGCCACGCGCCCCTTGAACATCGTCACCCCGCCGGCCGCCACCGCGCCGGTGAGTAAATTCGGTGGCCAGTTCGTGGCAGGGTTAAAGAAAGCCCGGTCCCGCTGCACATAAGCCCCGTCCAGCACATGCTCGCGAATGCCCTGCAGCACTGGCACGCCTTTGATCGTATCCGCCGCCGAGCAGATCAGGTCGATTTCCTGCTCATCGATATCCACGCCCGTCGTCTGCTTGAACTTCAACCCCTGAATGCGAACGCCGTTCGCGGCAAAATAACTGCCGTTCAGCCACACGCCAACGTCCAAATTCGTGTAGCGCAGGACCGTCCCGTCAATCAGCGTGATGGTGAAGCATTCCGCGAACGGCAATTCGGTCGCCGTCTGCACCAGCGATATCAGCGCCGCATATCCCGGTTTCATGAGGTCCGCACGGTCCTGAATTTGCAGCTTTTCAAAGTATGCAGCTGGTAGAGGAACTCTTCATAATCCTGCACATCATCCAGGAAGCGGCAGACGAAGTAATAGCTGAAATCCGCGGTCACCGTTACGCCAGCGCCCGGCGCCGTTGAAAACACAATCTGGTTGCCGTTGATAACGCTCCAGCTCCCGCCGCTCTGCGCCACGCCATTCAGATAAACCGCCGTCACAACATTCGCGTCTTGTATGGCCTCAGAATAGTTGCCCACAGTCCGCAGCATCAAAAACGTCGTCGTCACCCCATCGCCCGTCCCCAACGCCCCGCCGGTCACCTGGCAGTTCTCTGGGTCCGCGAACAGAAAGCCGCCATACTGCCCCTGCATCTGCAGGAAGAACCCTTCCAGCGCCTGCAGCGTCTGCGCCGGAATAGCCCCCATTGCGGATGCGCCGCTTAACAGCCCGTCATAGGTCAGCTCGAACTCATAAAGCGGCATGGCGTAATATGGGCTTCGCACTTCGCGGCCGTTCACGGCCGCCGCCACGCGCGTCGAATTCGTCGGCCGCCGGTGCACGCTCCACCCCAGGCTCGCCGGCAGGGAAGGAAAAATCGCCGTCGGTATCAACGGATTCGCCGGATATGAAATGATGTACTCAACCAGGGCCTGGTCCAGTCGCAAGTTCGGGCTGCCGGTCTCAATCTGCTCCGCCAGCACCTGGTCAAGCCGCGCCTTTGGGCTGCCGGTCTCAATCTGCTCAGCGAGCGCCTGGTCAAGTCGCGCCTTTGGGCTGCCGGTGATGACATCCTCGGCAAGCGCCTGGTCAAGCCGCGCATTCGTCACGCCGCAACCTTAACGCCCCACTGCAGCACCCCGGCCGCCAGCGCTGCAGCGGTAAATGGCACACCGGTCGAAGGGTCCGTCTCCCACACATCGGTCTGGGTCGTATAGCTGGAGGCGAGCGGCGTGCTCACCCCGCTCGCCACCGTGCCGCCGGATTTCAGCTGGGTGGAAAGGCTCCTGTTGCCGGAATCATCCTTCCGCGCAATCGCGCTCACCATTACACCCGCGACGCCTGTAATGCCGGCCGGCGCGCCGCCTTTGTAAAGGTCCAAATTCCCCACCGTGCCGGAATAGTTGTAATCCGTATCGCCGGTTGGCGGGCACTCCGCGGCGTTCAAATAATTGCTGGAATTCCCCACTGGCGTGAAATTCGTCGTATCACCGGCGGAAGTCGGAAGCTCCCCAACCACCCGCTGGTCGCTCGCATAGGAATTGTTATAGGTCCCGGTTGCATCGTTCCAGATAAGGTGCTGCAAATACCACGCGGGCCCGCCCCCGGCCGAAGTGAAGATAAATCCAGTGGTGTCGCAATAACCGCGTGCCGAAGATTGTGTATTCACCCCGGTCAAATTCACTTTTAACGTCGGGCCGATCTGCACGCCCACCGCGCCCGAAGTTCCTGTGCCGATCACAAATTTTATCGAAAACCAGAACCACGCGTTGAGCGGAAATTGCCCAGGTGCGGTTTGAAGCAACAGCGTCGCGCCGCAATAAACGCTGATGACGCCTGACGCGCCGGCAAAGGTGACATAGCACTGGTTTACCTGATTAACCACGTCGACGGCGGCGATAGATTCGGACCCGGTGACATACATGCGTCCTGAAACGAAAAGCGTCGTAAACGGACCGCCGGGAACATTTCGCCGGTTAATCTGGTTTGCACCGAAGCCCGATGAAATTGAAATAGCCGGATCTCCGAACGGCGTCCCGGTGGCGAAGATCGAACATGAGCCCGTCGAGACAAAGCGCCCATAGGTCGCAAAATCCGCCGCATTCGTGGACATCTTGAAAGATTCACAATCCCGGATCATCGCCCTATCTCCGCATCATCCGCGCGATCGCCGGATATTTTTGAATGCGCCCGCTGCGCACTGCCGAATTGAGCATGGCCAGGTAGGAATCCTCATCTAGGTTCCCGGCGCCGTGATAGGTATTGTGGAAAGTGTTTGAAATGCTCGTGTCGCCGCCTGATTGATCATTCATGGCGTCTCCCGCCAGCATGGAGGTCAGCGGCTGGGCAATATATGCCGGCAGCACCATTTCATTCTCATGCAGCTGCGCCAGCGGGTTAACCCCCGCGCCGATCACCGCGCCGCCCTCAGCCGAGATCACATCATAAGCCATCACCGCCGCAAACGCCGTCGCCGCCGCCACCGGCGCCAGCGCCGGGCCGACGTAAGGTATTCCGGCAACCGCAGCGTAAGCACCGGAAGCCGCCCGCATGGCGTTGGATTGAATTTGCGCGGCACCCGTCGCCACATCTTCGGCCTTGCCCGCCGCATCCGCGCCGGTCTTCGCCGCCAGCCTGGCGGTGTTCCCGGCGGCCGTCGCGGCCGTCATCCCCAGCTCGCTCGCCACTACCCGCGCCAAAATCAGCGCCTCGCCCTCGGCAAAAGCCAGAACCTTCTTCGCCTCTGCATCGATGAACGCCAGCGCGATGCTTTGCGCCGCCTTCAGCTCCGCATTCTGCAGCGTCTGTGTCCCCTGGATCACGCCGTTAATCGAACTGTCAAACGCCTGGTTGGTCGGCTGCAGCGCCCGCTGCCAGGCCTGCGCCGTGGCGTTCGCCGCCTGAGTCTGCGCATCCTGAATTTGCTTCGCCTGCTCGGCTTGCGCCGTCACCAGGTCTTCATTCAGCTTTGCCATTTCGGCGTTATGGTCCGCCTGCAGCACCAGAATATCATCCAGCGCCTTCGCCTTGGCCGCCGTACCCGCTTGGTCCGCCGCCGCTTCCTGCTGCAGCTCGGCGAGGTCCGCCGCATACATCTTGTTCTTGGCGTCTATTTCATCCTGTACTTCCTGGGACTTCGTAATCTTGCCCTCGGCAACCTCGGCATCCCAGTTCGAAACTTGCGCATCATATTCGTCCGTCGCAATCGCCTTCCGCGCCGAAGCCCCATCCTGCGCAATCTGCGTAATTTGGTCTTGCGCACTTCTGGCCTTTGAGACGCCATCATCGCCAGCGCCGGACGAAACGCCGCTGGAATCGGTATCATCCCCTTGATCCGAATTATCCTGCCCGCTCACCCCCTGGTGGTCGCCCAGGCTTCCCCCGCCCTTCAAATTCGGTGCCTGCACACTTCCAGGCGCTGCGCCTCCGGTATAAGCGCCCTGCTGCGCCGCGCTCGCGCTTAGCTGCGCCTTTTCTGCCTCAAGCTTCGTCAGTTGATCTCTCAAGCCAACACCCGCGCGCACGCCGAGTTGATTTATACGTTCCTGCGTGTTCGCAATCTGGTCATCAATGCTCGCAGTTCCGGTCGCGAGAGCGAAACCCTGCGCCATGTCATCCAGGGCCGGAAGCAATTTCCGGATTATGCTGTCCGCAATGCCTTCAACGCCCATTTTGACGGTGTTCAGATCTTCCTCGAATTTCGTTGCGGCGTCAGAATCCACGCCGGTCCAGGTCTCGCCCAGACGCGTCGATTCAACAATCGCGCCCGGAATTCCTTCCTCCGCCAATTTCTCCAGGAATGGCAGCAAATTCGCGCCGATTTTCGAACCAAAAATGTCTGTCTCAAGCGCCGTCTTATTCGCGCCATCGGCATAGCTGTTCAGCTTAGCTGACACCTCATCCAGAATGTCTCCCATCGGCCTAATCCTGCCGCTGGAATCCGTTATTTGAACACCCATTGTCCGGAATGCATCGGCCGCCTTGCTCGTTGGGTTGTTCACCGCCTCCTGCAGCGTGTTTGGCAAGCGCTGCAGCATGGTTTGCACTTCGCCGAAATCTGTGCCGGTCTGCATCGCAACAACGCGCAGCGCGGAAAGCGCCTCCGTGCTCAGCCCGGTTTCTTCGCTCAGCTTGCCCAGCTGCTCGCCGGTCTCAGCTACGTGATTGATCGCTTCCCCAACCTGCTCGAGACCCAGGCCAACGATAACAAATTCGCCCACCTCCGACGCCAATGCAGTGAAAACTTTGAGCTTTTCGGTGGTTGCCTCAATGCTCTTGGTGGCCTTCTCAGCGCTCTCACTTATTTTTCCAAAGAAACCAACGGATTCCTGGGCTGCCTCGGCACTCTTTTTCGTCTGTTCCTCCAGCGCCTTCCAATGTGCCCTCGCCGCTTCCAGTTGCTCAACTTGCTGAAGAAGAGACGCCTCAAGAGCCTCCTTCATCTCCTCGCTTGCTGTTGTGACGGCCTTCGACGTCGCACGGACCGTGGCAGCAAACGCATTCATTTGAGCCTTCGCCACGGCCGTCTGGGATTCGAGTTTGGTCGTTTTCGCGGAAAACGTGACTTCAAGGCCGGATTCGGGCATCTGTTTTTCCGTTACGGTAAATTAAAGGGAGAAATGCGTGTTCGTAATAATCTGGGTTTTTTGCGGCGTCATTTCGGCCATCATCGCCTCAAACAAGCGCCGCACCGTCTTCGGCTGGTTTTGCATGGGCATCCTCTTCGGCCCACTCGCGGTCATCACCGTCGCCGTGCTGCGGCAACTTACCCCAAACGAAGCCGCCCGCGCCGCCGGCGGTCCGCGGGCTATCCTGCCGGAACCGGAAGCCGCCAATGTGAACGCCGTTCGCACCAAGCCCTGCCCGCGCTGCGCCGAGGACGTAAAGGTGGCCGCCCTGGTATGCCGGTTTTGCGGCTATGATTTCACTTCCGAACGGCCCTCAGCCATGCCGCAAGCGTGAACTGCGCCGGCGGGCTGTCCCGCCAATGCTCGCAGAGTGCCCTATAATGGTCCCAGGTCATCGCGTCGATCTGCGCTTCGGTCTGATAAAGCGCCGTGGCGAGTGTCGCGTATATTTTTACCCAGTCTAATCTGCTGGCGGGGACGCCTCCCCCTGGGCTTCCCCCGGCCGCGGCGCCTTATCCAGGAGCACCAGATATCCTATCATCAGCCCGATTGTCTGCCGCGCCCCCATTAATTCCTGCATGGTAACGCCCTTTATGGCGAGGAAATCATCATAAGTCAGGCCAGGCTTGCTGCATTCAACGCCAATATGCGCAATCGTCGCCAGCGCATCGGTTCCCGGAACCGTCTTCGTGTCGCTCTGTTCCAGGAGCGGAAGCAAACGCTTAACCTGTTTGAGCGTGAAAGGGCCGACCTCATACTCCGCGCCCGCCAGCGTGATCGTCTTCGCCCCGCTCACTGGTCGCTGCTCCAGCTGAACACGCGCCCGAGATAGTCAGCAGCCGCCGAAAAATCCATTTCCGGGATATTCCAATCCTCGTTTTTGAAATCCAGCGAAAGCTTATTCATCCCCGCGGCGTAAATAATCATGCCTGATGCCTGGCCGGTGTAGTTCGGATTATTGCCGGAATACGGGTCCTTCAGCACCATCTGGAATACCGGCCGATATCCCATCAACTGCCGGTAATAGGTGAAATTCACGCCCGCGGTGTTCTGTGTATATTCATACGAAGGCGCCACATAACCCCCAGCCGTCGCGTCCGCGGAGCTGAACGTGTAAACCCCGTTGGTCACCATATACTGCCCGGTCGCCGGCGCGCTGGCCACTCGAGTCATCTGCGCCCCGGTACCTACGTTGATCACGCCCAGGTCCTGCACGAACGTCGCGGCGTTCACCACGGTCACGGACGGCCCAAATACAACGGTCGCGCCGCTCGCAACACCGGTGCTCACCACCGCGTTACTCATCGTAACGGTGGTGCCGGTTTTGGAAAGCACAGTCGTCCCCGCGGGCACGTTTGTCGCCGTAATGCTCTGCCCAGCCACCACGCCGGTGGTTGCGGTAAACGTTAGCGTGGCGCCCGTAGTCGTCGCGGCGGTAGTGGTCAGCGAAACCTGGGCCGGAATCTGCGTCCCCGTCGGCAGCCCTTCCGCGTCCGAGGTGGTGGTGGTTCCCGTGGCCGTCGTGGTCGACCCGCCAAATACCACCGAATTGAAATCCACAGCCCGGATTTTCGCGGCTTTGATTTTCCCGCTCAGCTTCAGGCTGCCACGCGCAATCGCCGCCGGCGCGTCATATTGCCCCTGCAACGGCTTGTCGCTCCACGCCAGGTCCACGGACGTTTCCTGCAACGTCCCCACCTGCACCGGCTGCGGCAAGGCAATGCCCTGCGGCACCAGGTACAGCTGCCCGGAGCCAAAGCTGTATTGTTCAAGAGCCATCTAATCCTCCTTAAAAACCCAAAGACGTGACAAGAATTTTTAGCGGAACAATCAGCCCTGCCTGGCCATAAAGCGCACCATCATCGCGCCGAATTGTTCCCTCGATATAGCAACGTTTCACCAGTCCCCCCAGCGTCGTCGCCTCATAGGTGGGCCCAGGCGTCAGCACCGCCTCCACATTCTCCAACAATGTGTCTAGATCGATGGCCGGCGTCTCGTCAGGATCATCCGTCTTGTAGTAGATGATCACCTCCGCCATCAGAATCACCGTCGCCGGCCGCGTTGCCGGCACGCGCGGCTCGTACAAATCATCCGTACGCCGCAGGAACAGCGCGGGCTGCGCGGAAACCTGGTTCGGAAATTGCAGCCTTGTGCCATATGTCACAAAACCCGGCGCCGTCTGCAGCAAATTGAACAGCGCCGCGTAAATCGCGTTTCTGCCAATGCTCATAACTCGTTTGCCTGCTCAACAGCCTTGTCCAGCGCCGCGCGCATTGCTTCCAGCGCCTCGCCGGCCATGGCCTCTTCCGGCCCGCGTAAAAATCTGTGCGGCGTCAGGTTCAACTGCCGCTGAATCTTAAGTGGCGGCGTAAGGATATATTCAAAAAGATGCGTCAATTTGAAATTGATCTCTCTCTGCGACCCATATTCAAGCGCGCCAGCTTTTCCGTAATCACCATCAACCGCGACAATGCCGGTTATTCCATTTTCGCCGTCCGATATCCGCGAATTGATGCTCGCTTCCAGTTTCCCCGTCTTCTTCGGTGCACCCCGGCGAACCGCCTCCTCCAGCTTTGCAGTTTGCTCCGTAATTGCTTGCTTGAGATTCACTCGCGCAAATTCGGGGAATTTCTCAAACCTCAGACTAACGCTTCGCTCGCCCACAAGATCCAGTGAAATTTCCATCACGCCACCACCAAAAACCGGTAATTGTCCAAAAGGTCCGCGATATCCGCCGTCAAATTCCCATCCGGGCTGGGGCTCACCCAGAATTTCTCGCTTCCCATCCCTGGTGACTGCCGTTCCATCACGGAAGGGTCGCGCCCGCGTTGCCAATAAGCCTTCTTCGTCATGCGGCAGCACGCATCGTCGATATCGGAAGGTATCGTCGCAAAGCCCGCGGTGTAGATCACCACCGTCTGAATCGGGTCCCACCGCCTCGGCAGCCCGGAGGAGGCATCCAGCCGGATCAACTGGCTGCGCGCCAGGTCAACCATGAAGTCCGTGCCTTGCGTCAACGTGTAAGCCCCGGCCGGGTCGTTCACGGTGATCGAGGTCACCGAAACCAGCGGCAACTTCGAAAGCTGCAGCTTGGTCCGGCTCTCATCCAGATAATACCGGTAATAATACGTCAGGAAATTGAACTGGTCCTGAATCGTCTCCACCGGAAACTGCCGGTTGCAATATTTCGCAATGGCGGCGGAGTTCAGCGTAATCTGCCGCGCCAGCCACACATCAATCGTCGTATCATCCCCGAAGATGATCGTGGACCCCGCCGGCACATCGCCGGTCACCGCCGCACTCATCGTCACGCTCGTCCCCGTCAGGCTCTGCACCGTTGCCCCGGTCTGAATATTCGTCCCGTTTACCTGCTGCCCCTTCACAATCCCCGCGGTGGAGCTGAACGGCAGCACATTGCCCGAGGGCGTATCGGCGGACGTGGTGAACGGCGTTCCCGCCGGCACATTCAAATCCGTCTTCACATTCGCCAGCACCGTCAAATCATAAGTGCTCGCCGGCGTGACGACGGTGGTGATCAAATCCATTACGGAATCGTCGTCGGGAAAAGATTAATCACGGCGCCCGGGGTCTGGACTACGGGCGAGCCAGCCGTGCCAGACCGCACCTTCAAGATATTCACCGCCCGCCACAACGTCGGGTCCAGCGCCAGATAATGCCCCGCCGTAACGGAATAAACCAGGTTACCCGAGACGCCGTCCATCTCATAGAAATTCACACCGTCCGGTGACATCTGAAAAGTCATTGACGCGGCAATCCACCCCGAAGGGATCAAAATCCCATGCAGCGTCAATGCGCCCAGCACGACAAGGCCGGAAAGTGACTGCCCTGCAGCAATCGTGGCCGGCACGGCCGAAGCCCCGCCCGATGAATTATTCGGCATCGCAAAAGCCTCCAAAAAAGGCCGGGCAGTCTCCCGCCCGGCCTCGTCTCATCAGTCGGTTAGTTGCTGTACGTGGTTGGCGGCGTCGCTTGCGCGTAATCGGTCACCAGCCAGAGCTTCGCCTCGGTAATATTCGCGGCGTTCGAAGCCGAGGTGCTTACCGCCAGGCTCCGGAACGCGTTCGGAATATCCATGCAGGCTTCTGGCGTGATCTCGAAAATCACGATCTTGTCGGCGACGGTGGCGTCCGTGGTGAAGCTCGTGCCAGCCGTCTGCGCCACCAGCGCATCCGTCGTGGACGTAGGCTCCATCAACCAAATCGGCACGGCGGCGGAAAGCCCCTTCGAACCGGTGCCGGAAACATCCTGCCCCTGCAGCGGCGTCAACGTCACCACCGCCGCGTTGCCCTGGTTCAGGTGGACGACGATATACGCCTTATCCACGCTCCGGATATTCCGGTAGCCGGAGGTCCGGCCCGCGGCATCCGCAGCCGGCGGCAAAAGCGCCACCGGCGGTATCTGATAAGGCAGCGAGAAATTACGAGCCATTTTCCATGGTCCCTTTCAAAATGAATGAATGAACGCCAGGCGTTCAGTTGATGATGAGCGCGGCCTTACCGCGTCTGCAGCGTGATGAACGGAGATTTCGCGGTCGAACCCCGGAACGGCGTGAGCGGCGCGTACCACATCGGCCGGCCGTCAACCCGGTAGGTGATGCGGAACACCATTTCATCCGTCAGGAAGGCGACATGCATGGAGGTCTGGGCATTGACGCCGCCCTTATCCACCAACTGGTACTGGCTCATATCCGCCAGGACGATATCGCCCTCAGTCGAAAGCGCCGCGTTATATTCCGTCGGGATAATCGGCCGGCCGAACAGCGTGGCATAGGGCAGCCCCGAAACGCCGCCAGGCGGCATGAACACCAGCGCACCGCCGGCGGTGGAAACCGGCTGGTTCAACGCGAAAAGCTGCGGCTCGATTTCCTGGTTGATGAACCACACCGCATTCTTCCGGCTGCGTATCCAGCACTGGCTCCACATCTGCTCGATGTTCTGCAGCAGAATCGTCCCCGTCGCCTGGCCGGAGGCTTTCGCGACGGTCACGCGCCCAGGCGATTTCAAAATCCCCAGCGGCTGCCCCACGCCCGTCCCCTCGAAGATCGAATCTTCGGTCATGAACATGACTTCTTCGGCGAACGCGGTTGAGGCGATCGAAGTAAGCGCCGTCGAATCCTGCAGCAGCTCGTCCGTCATATACATCACGGACATCAGCTTCTTCAGGGAAAAGTCCACTTCACGGAACTTCGGCCGGCTGAACGCCGGAGTCTGCCCTTCGCCAACCCAGTAGGACTGCACGCCACCCCACCGGCTTCCGGTGGCGCGGCTCGTTTCGTCGATGGCCTTTATCTTCACGCCGTTCGAATTCTCGCCGATCGGCAACTTGTTCACCCTCCCAAGCACATCGCCCATGGTGTGAGACAGCATGAAAATTGCCTGCGCAAAATCCGTCTGCACCAAAAACCCGCCGCCGGTCGGATCAACTTCGCCGGCGCCAGTGGGCGCGCGCTTCAGCCGGTTGTCAAAAGTGCCGCCGCGGGAAAGCGAGTAATTCGCAATCGCCTTCAGCTGCTCCCCGAAAGACCGGAAATCCTTGTTCGGGTCCGGACGGTATTGCAACTGCGCCCGCGCGCGCCGCACGTAATCATCGAATGTCTGGAACTTGCCATCCATGCCGAACAGCCCGTTCCCCCGCATCGAGGCCGCGTCCGGGTCCACCGTCGCGAAATTCCCCGCCTGCACGCCGCCAGGCTCAGCGCCCGGCTGCAACCCGTCCGTTCCCGCCGGCTGGCCTTGCGCCGCAATCCGCTGCTGGAGCGCGATGGACCGCGTCAACTCGCCTTCCATTTGGGTCAGCTCGGCTTCCTTGGCCTCAAACGCCTTCGGGTCCGCCGTCAACGCGGCCAGGTCTTCCGTTGCCTTGCCAATCGCCTGGCGCAACTCTCTGATACGCTCTTTCATCACTCTTTCCTTTTCGAGCATAAAAAAAGGCACCTCACGGTGCCCACCAATCCACGCCAGACAGCGGGGAATTCTTCAGTCTTCTGCAGCCAGGGCCAGCGCCCGGAAGCGCGCCAGCTTGGCCCGCCTGGCGCGCGTATCCGCGCCGGAAACACCGTCATCGGGCGTTCCGGCAGCCGCCTCGCACACGCCCATGATCATGTCGCACGCATCGGAAATCTGCCCATGCGCCGCCCGCAGCGTCTCCTCATTCGCGGCGGAAAGCACCTTGCCCGCCCGAATAAAGCCCTCGATCAGTTTCACCGGGTCGCCGGCGGCTGCCTTGCGCTTGCGCAGCACACCTTCCATCCGCAGCAGCATCCGCGCCGCATCGGTCTTCGCGGCCGCCACCAGCGTCTCCGGCGCTTCCACAATCACCACTTCTTCCGCAGCGCCCAGCGCCGCGAGCAGCTCGCCCACCTCTTCCGCCGCCATCGCAATCAGCGTCTCGCCCAGCATCTTCAGTGCCGCCAGCAGCTTCGCCGGCACGTCGCTGTCATCCTCTTCCCATTCCTCTTCCCACGAGGATTCGGACTGCAGATATCCAAGCTCCGCCACCAGGTACGCAAGCTGGCAAACATCATAAAGCCCGCGCTTCTTCGCGCGCGGCGTGCCAACGCCGGTGCGCTTCGGTTTTCCAATCGACGGCATTTTCGCAGCCCTCCGCATCTCTTCCAGTTCTTTCCGCCGCACCATTACAAAGCCGCCTGTATCCAGCGCCCGTTCGAGCCATTCATGCATCGGCCCGGTATCAATGCCCAAACCCCGCGCGGTCACCAGCGCGCTTGGCATTGCCGGCACTGTCACTTGGCTTACTTCCAGGAGCTCCTGCTTGAGAAAATCAATGCCGCCCGCGCGTCCCTTATCCTGGCTGAACCGGTATTCAATCGGGTTCCAGCTCACCGAAACCGCGTTCAGCAACTTCGCCCGCACCATCCGGTAGACCATGTCTCCGAAAGGATAGAGATCGGCCGTTGGGTATTCCACATTGCCCATCAACCGGTCACCTGAAGCGCCAATGTCTACCATTTGTCCAATTGGCGGCGCACTGGAATCATGTGCCCACAAAAACACCGGGTTCCGCAGATAATTAACCAAATCCCAGCCGGCAGTGTTGATCGTATGGTTATCCCGCGCCACCGCCGAACTGGACAACTCATACCGGATCACCCGCCCATTATCGTCGGCTTGTGGCTTTTCCGCGCTCACCCGAAAGAATGTCTTCATCGTTCCCCTCAATCACTCGGCGCCGGGTCGCTGCCATCTTCCGGCGGCCGGCCGCCGCCTTCCGCGCCATCGCCCGTCACATCGCTGCCCGGGCCCGCCGGATCATCCGGGTTCTTCGGGTCATTCCCGCCCGGCAAATCCTGGCCCAAGAACACGTCGCTATTCGCCGGCGCCATGTTCACCGGCCGCATCACCACATCGCCCTCCGGCCCAATCGGGTTCAGCCCTTCGGCAATCCGGATCTCGTTAATCGTCAGCCAGCCCATCTGCCCGATGCGGTACGCCGCATACCGCGCCGCCAGGTCCGCCCGCAGAATTTTCGAAAGATCGAGGCCCACAAACAAGCCCGGCCCCAGATCGAAAGTGAACGTGAACCGCTGCTCGATGATATCCACATAGGTCATCAGCGTGTTGTTCAAATAATCCTGCGCCATCTGGGTCTGGTTGGCGCGCGAGACTTTTGAATCCTCGCCGATCATGTAAGCCGGCACGCGGAAAATCCGCGCGATATCCACGTTCTGGTAATTCCGGTTGGCGAGGAACTCCATATCAGCCATCGTCAACGAAAGCGGCTTCCACTCCAGCCCCTTCTCCAGAAAGATCACCTCCCCGGCATTATCCAGCCCCGCATTGCGCTGCTGAAACTGCGCCTTGATCTTCTGGCCGATCTCATCAGAGACTTTCTTATCCGAAACAAACAGCCCGGAAGGCTTCGCACCCCGCCCCACGGTCCGGCTCATCAGCTGCTCCATCGCCGCCGCCAGGCCAATCGCCTCCCGGCACATCGCGATTTTTGAAACGCCCAGCAGCCCGGTACCGGAAAGTCCTTTCCAGTGCAGCATGTCCTCGTAAGGCACGAACAGCGGCACATTCTTCAGCACCGCCAGCTCATGCAGCCCCGTCCGCGTCACCACGAAAAACAAATTGCCATCCGGCGCTTCCCACAGCGCCACCCGGTCCGGGTTGATCGGCACGAACATAATCGGGTCGCCGCGCCGGTTTCGCAGAAGCACCGTATACGCATTCCCCCGCAGCAACAACGCCGCGATCTGCATCTGGCAGAACTCAAACCAGGTCTGCCAGTCATTCGGCCTGGTAAGCAGCGGTACCAGCGGATGGTCTGTTACTTCATCCTTCCCGCCATCCGCCCGGCGCCGATAAAGCGCAGGCTGCAGCTTGGAAACATCCTCGCTGATAATCCCAACGCAAGCCATCACCGCGCTCACCTGCAGCGCGGTCTGCATGTTGATGTTCACGCCCGTGAGCGAAGGCGATGACCACCAGTTATCCGTGAACGCAAACGGCGTGCTGGAGCTGCCAGACCGCATCAGCGGCGGCGGCTCCCGCCGCATTTTGAGTCCGGAACGTGTGAACGCCGTTCGCACCGGCCATTCCCGCGCCGCGGTCAAACTCAAACTCATCAATTTTCCCTAAAAAACCTGAATCCCAAAACTCAGCGTATCGCTCTCCGTCTCGCTCTGTGTCGCCCGGCCCACCGCCATAATCGCCGCCACCACGCCATCGATCCGCTCGCCGGACTTTTCCTTATCCGGCTTCATGTTTCCCGCCGGGTCCGTCTTCACGTCCAGGTTAGAAACATTCCATGACAAAACCGGATGGTCGCCGTGTGCCAGCAACTGCCCCGCCACCATCCGCATAAACTCCCGCGTCGGCCCAGCCATCGAAGACATGCCCTGCCGAAACTCGAACATCGGAAACCCGTCGTCCTGCAGCTCTAGCGCCAGCTGAGTCGCATTCCACGGGTCATACCCAACGCTTAAAATCTGGAAGTCCCGCGAATCGGCTTCCAACATTTGCCGGATCATCCGGTAATCAATCACGTTGCCGTCAGTCGCAATCAGCGCGCCGGCGTTGCGCCACTGGTCATACGGCACGTGGTCTCGCCTGGCGCGCCGCTCTATATTCTCCGCCGGCACGAAAAACCGGCACAGCACCGGCCACACATCCTCGCCCTCTTCCGGTTCAAACACATAAACCAGCGCCGCCAGGTCCGTGGTGCTCGCCAGGTCCAGCCCAGCATGGCACCGCCGGCCGCGCAGCTTCGATTCCATCCCCTGCCATGGCGTCTCGCCGGTACAGGCCCGCCACTGGTCGATATCAATCGCCCGCTTCGACTGCATCACCCATTGGTTCAGGTGCAGTTGCCGGAACGTGTTCTGGTACGCCAGCAGCTCATCGGCCTTCTTCGCCTCCGCCGCGATCCATACCGGCTTAAGGCTCTCCCCATACCCCGGATTTGCCTTGCGCCAGGTCGCCTCAGACCGCCAATCATCGCTATCATCGGCGCCGTAGATCACCACCAGAAGCTCCGGGTCCTCGATCAGCCCGGCCCGCACCTTCACGGCATACTCATGCATCTGCCAACCGAACGATTTCTTGTCCTTGCCGGCCGTCGTCGCCATGAACTCAATCGGCTGCCGCCTTGCGCCCTGGCTCGTGTGCAGTACGTCGTATAAATCCCGGTTCGGATAGGCGTGCACCTCGTCCATGATCAGGCAGGACGCATTCAGCCCATCCTTCGTCTTCGCATCGGCCGAGAGTGGCTTCAGCAGCCCATCCAGCTCGCCGCAATAAATCGATTGTGCGAACAACTCGCAATGCTTCATCAAATCCGGGCTCGCCCTAATCATGTTGTAGGCTTCCTTGAACACGATCTTCGCCTGGTTCTTGTCCGTCCCGGCCGTGTAGACCTCAGCACCCCGCTCCCCGTCTCCGATCAGCCCCAATATGCCCACGCCGCCGCACAGCGTGCTCTTGCCGTTCTTGCGCGGAACTTCCAGCCAACAGGTCCGGTGCCGCCGCAGGCCGTCACTGCGCCGCTTCATGCCGAAGAACGGCCGGATGATATCCCGCGCCTGCCACCGGTCCAGCTTGAACGGCTTGCCCGCCCACTCGCCCTTCCAGTGCCGCAGGTACCGAGGAAAGAATTCCACCGCGGCTTCCGCCGCCGCCTCGTCCATATAGTAGTCTTCGGCCTCAGGCATTTCCGGCCGTTCTTAAAATCCCCAGCGGCGAATCCGGCCGCAGCGGTGCCTGGGCGCGATCGCCCCCGCCCTGCAGCGGCAGGACCGGCTGTTCCGGCTGCCTGGTCGCTGCTACCACCGAATGCGCCCTGATCCGGCTGATCGAGGTCATACCGAACTCGCGCTGCATGTCGCGCATCATCCGCCGGCAGTTGCTTTCAACATCCAGCTCCGGGCGCCGGCGCGTGTAAGTCCCGTGCTTGGACTGGACCGTATACGTCAGCCCATCCACGTCGATAATCGCCTTCGCTTCCTGATAGCGCTTGACCGTCTCGACATACATTTCGAAGGCGCTCATGTCGCTCTGCCGCAGTAGATTTAGGTTGCCAACCCGCCTGATCTCGCGGTTCCAAATCTGCCGCTCTACATCGCTCAAATGCTCCGGCGCCGGGAACTCCTCATGCACTTCCGGCGCGGCCGCCACGGTCTGCTCCAGTTTCTTCTCCCCCGGATTGCCCTGCGCCCGCTTCAGCTCGTCAGACTTAGCGTTCCGCCCCACGCCACCACCCCAAAAAAATAATTTTCAAAATTTCTCCGTCGCACACGCGTCATTAAAACGCGGTTCCGAACGGCATTGCCGGTGCTAAGTTAAACCCCCATCCCCTCATCGGTTCCAGGATTGCTCTCGCGATGTCCTGGCCGAGTGATGGCTGTGGCAGAAGCCGCGCAGGTTGGACCAGTGCAGCCGCAAGTCAGGACGATCACGCACGGACTGGATGTGGTCCACGTCAGTGGCCGCCTCGTTGCATCCAGTCTCACAGCACCACGGATGCGCTGCCAGATATTGCTTGCGCACCGCACGCCATGCCGCGTCATAGCCTCGCTGCGCCGCTGTGCCGCGCGCCTTGTCCGCCTCGGCACGCCGCTGCTCAAATGGCTTGACGCCTTTCGGACGATGCTGCGGCGGTTTGGATGGCATCAACGAAAACGCCCGCAGGAGATCATCCTACGGGCGCGAATCGACATCATGCGCTTTTCTGTCCGATAACCGTCCGGCGTGTCAAGCGCATATTCTGGAACGCCCGCAAACATCAACCCAGCCGCCAATTTCCGCGTATCGGTGCAAGCTTTCTCGCACGATAGCTTTCACCGATTCGCGACGCATCCGGTAATGATCAGCCACTTGCTGCATCCCATAATTGTCCACAACCACGAGGAAAACGAGGTCCGCTTCCGTCTGATTGCGCACCGGCTTTTTGCCGGCTTCCTCGCGCCAAGGGATATACCGGTCATGGTAAGCGGTGATCATTCCGGCTTGCCAGTCGCTATGCGAAACGCCGCGCACCTCGCGGTCATATTTCTGCACCTTTGCGAACAGACCGGCCGTTATCTGCTCCCACACCCGCGCGATCTCGATTCCCGCGCGATGTTGTTCTGCCCGGAGATATTCACGGTTCAGCATCTCATCGATCACGCATGCACGCCGGTGCCTGATCGTCTCATGCGTTGCATTCGCTTCCAGCTGCGTTTGCACTTCCGCGCGTTCCTGCAGCTCGCGTTCCTGCCGGATGCGATTTGCCTCGCGAATGCGCGACCATTCAGCGCTCATGCGCCGCACGCATAAATTAGAAAGGTTACAGCGTTACAGCTTTGGTTACATGAATTAATCATATTATCTCTTTCAATATCAATAGTTTAATAGGAGGCTGTAACGCTGTAACGCTGTAACCCCTATTTTGGTGTGCAGAGAAATCATGATTTCGGTTTTCCTTTGGAGAAGCCAGATTTTGCCAATTCGCGTTACAGCAAGGAAATTTCAGGCACTTTAGCGTTACAGCCCCGCGTTACAGCTGGTTACAGCTGGTTACAGCGTTACAGGTGATTTTCTCGGGCTTATTCCTCAAACTTGTCGATCTCATCCCAAGAAATCCAAATAGCCTTACAAGGGCCAAGCTCACTCACCCGCACCACTTTCGGGCTTTTCCACGCCGATGGCAGGCGACGAAGCTCCACAATCCAGCGGTCGCCGTCATGCGGCGTGTTCGCAAAAATGCCACGTAACGGCTGCCATCTCGGGTCAATCCACACACCGGCCGTCATCGTCATGCGCGGGATCACGCGCCCCTGGCCGTCCACAACCTCATCAGCGCGCACAGGGCGCAACCCCCAACGTGCCAGCACGCGCATCGCCGCGAAGCGGGCGTGTTCATCACCAGGCGTCGATAAAGGCTCGAAACAGTTCCGAATGAGCTTGGCGATGGATTCCTGGTCCGTGCTTCGATCCAGGCTCACCACCTTGCTCAGCAGCATCGCCAGCACGGCCTGCGGCGCTGAGTCCGCGCGCATTTCCTCGCCGCCAACAATGAACTCGCCGATTATTTTCACGGTCTCTGCGGCCGCATCGATATCCGGCACGCCATTTTCCGCAAGTACCCAATGCCCGGCCAGGATGGACCCGATTTGGTCCATCTCACGCGCCACGCATCCAGCAGCGCCAAGTGCCTCACGAAACACCTGCAGCGCAGCTTTATATCGATCAAACCCAGCCAGCGCGCGCTCAAAAAGCGCGGGACCCGCTTTAAGCGCGCGTTCGGTCGCCGCCTTCATCAGCGCCGTATGGTCAGCACCTGCTTCCGGCCGCAGCAGCTCGATCATCGCGAAGCGCGAGCGATGCTGCGGCTGCATCGCCGGCGGATTTATGCTGGCCATGATCACGCTGCCAACCAGATCGATGCTTCGCACACTGCCATCCGCCGTTCCACGATGGCCCTTTGTGCCTTCGCCCGAGCTTGCCGAGAGAACGACGTTCAGCAATGTCTCAGCGCCGCCATGGTCAAACGCCTCATCAATGAAACACGGCATGGCGCGCCCGGAAATCGCGCCCTCGATCCCGGCTTTCGTCGTATCATTGGAATAATGGTTCAGCGGCGTCATCGCCCGCAGGAAATTCAGCAGCGCCGATTTGCCCGAATTTGTCCCGCCGGAAATGAACCCGTTGGACCGCCAGGACAGCCCGGCGGCATAATAGCCCTGCGCCACCAGGCCAATCGCGATAATCTCGCCGCCCTCATGCTGCAGCCGCCACAACGTACGCACATCGTCGCACAAGGCTCGCGCTGTTAAGGCGTCACACGGCGTCTCTGCAGGATACGGTGCCGGAGCGGCCGCCGCAAAAACCTGGCCGGCGACTTTCGCCCCTGAAGGATGCTTTTCGCCGTCAATGAACAGCGCATCGCCACAATGGGCGATCAGCGTGCCATCCTCGCCAGGCCAAACACCGGGCCGGCGCACAACGATATGCTCACCGTAAATCCCCGCGCGCCGGCATTCGGCCATAAGAAATTCAGTCGCCCTGGCGATTGACCAGCCCTTGGGATTTCCCTCGGCATCCGTCGCGCGAAATTTGCGCTGCAGCCACGCCGTGTCTCCCAGGAACAGAGAGGTGATTTCCGGCCGCGACCCCATTTGACGCGCCGAAAGTCCACGCTTTTCTCCAACAATATTCAGAAACCAGAATTTTCCGTCCACATGGCCCAACGCGGTTATCGGGCACGCAATTTCGTCTGTCTCCGCCGGCGGCGGCGCTTTGCCTTTCCGCTTCCGCGCCGCGGCAAGTGAAATCGGCGCCGGCATCTACTGCGCCACCAGAACCGACGGGCCCATGTATGGCCGCTGCAATCTTTTCCTCACCGCCTGGCCGTGCGCCACGTCATCGCACACAATTCCACCGTCGCACCGGCTCATCCAGTCGTAGTTTTCCTCATCGCTGCCAATCAGCACCGCGCCGCCACATTTTTCCTCAAGCCAGCCCTTCACGGTTTTGAAAATACGTTGCGGCAATTCGTTAGAAATTTCAGGATAGACCGGCCCGCCAATCACCGGGCTTCGGAACGTCATGCGTCCCAGCACTTTTGAGAAATTGGCGCTCACGGCAACCAGCTCATAAATATCCGGCCCTCTGGTAGCTTCCAGCGCAGCACGAAAGCCGATCTTTTCGCGAGCAGTCTTTGAATATGCCTGCCAAACTTCTGGATCAAAGCACGGTGATTCACTATCCAACCACATCGCCATCAGATTCGCAGCGAGGCCGGTGCGCACGGCAACAACCCAGACCCAGCTTTTCGCGCTGGCATTTTCAAAATCCGGATGCAATTCGAAAATCCCGTTTCCGTCTTCATCTTTCGAAAGGGTGATGGGCGACGGAATAAGAACCTCGAAGAAATATGGGCCCAGCTTCACCATCACGTCGCAGACGGGTTGCGGCATGTCGCCGCGAAATTCAGGATTCCGCCGCGTCAATCCGAAAGGCGGAAAATATAGGATAGGCAACGAAGCCGGCAGCTTCCTGGTGAGCAATCCCACCATATATCGGCGCCGAATTTCCCGCCAAAGCATATTCAGATCCATCACGACAATTCCCCCAACAAACATGATCATGCGGCGCCCTCGCAACTTTCAATTTCTTGTTTCATTCTTGCCGTCTCGTCCAGCTGCACGCCGGCGGCCGTCAGTCTTCCAATTTGCGGCGCCAATCGAGTCACAGCGTCTTCGGTTGCCGGAAAATATGCGCCGCAGATAAACATCCCGGTCGCGATCGCCATCACGCCCAGCAGCTCGCGGTCCGAAACACCGGGAGAGCCCCGCCGCACCATCTCGCAAATCCGAATCGCCGCATCCCGCAGCCTTTCGCCCATTTCCGCCTCATGGGCGCCGCTCATGCCGCGCGCCTCTTGAACTTCGGCGCATTTGAGACTTTTGCCAGTAGGGCTCCGCCTATCGTTGGCGCCGGCAACGTTTCCACCGGCCCACGCGCATTGAGAACAACGAAAACCGGCAATGCAAAACCCGTCCGCGCCGCATTTATCTTTTTCAAAGCCGCACCCTGCGCCAGGCCCTCGATATCAACCTTGTTGAACTTCGCCCAATCGCTGATCGCTTGCCAATCCGTCGCCGCGACATCCGCGTTTCTACCGGCGTGGTCTTCAAGCAGCCGCGCCACGGAGACCTCAATTTTCGCCGGTACGGCCGGCAGCCGCCCCTGGGTTTTCAACAAGTGGTAGCGCACCGTCACTGCTTTTTCAGTCAGCTCGCGCCCCGGAAGTTCGTTCACGAGCTCGGTAATCCGCGCCCAGCCTTGCCCGTCGGCTTTCAGCCGCGTCATCAGCAACTCGCGCGCCGCACTCCACGGGTCTACCGCGTGCACAATTTTTTCGGCCACTTTCACAACGGGCAGCTGGCCGCTGCGCTTCAGGTCCGAATGTTTCCACTGCAGGGCAGCGACGCTGGCAATCTCGCCGCCCGGCATCGCGTTCAGCTTGCCGAAAATCTCCGCCCAGCTTTCACCCATCGCCTTCGGTGTCGCCAGCGCGGTAATTCTTTCAGGCGTCCACTTCGGCGCCGGCGAAGTCACCTCCGCGCCTTGCGCCGCCGTTTCAAATTCTTCCGGCGGGTCATCCTCAAAATCGGCGTTTTCATCAGGCGCATTTACCGGCCGCTCAGTCATCACCGGGCCTGTCCGAAAAACCGGCGCGGCCGCCGGCGCCGGGCTTTGTTCAGCCTCGCCCCGCAGCGCTTTCACCACCAGCAGCGCAACCTGCTCCAGTGCCCGCAGCGTCACCGGCGATAGGTTCACGTTCACCTGGATGGTCACCTGGGTCATCCCCACGGCGTCGCCTCGGTGCGCACCCGCACAAAGCATATCGCCGCATGCTCAGCGCAATACACGCCGGCGGAATAAACCGGCGCATCGCAATACCGGAAATCTGGCCGGCGAGGCTCACCGAACGGAAAGCAGCATTTCTTTGCCCGCCCAGGCGCAATGTTTAACGGCCTCATCGCCGGGCCTGCCTCCGCCGCCGGAATGATCGCCGGCACGCCCGCATCGGAAACCACAGGCAACAGCGCCGTCGCGTTCGCGGCACTCTGCCGTTGCGTGAGCACCCGTGGCGCGCGTGGCACGGCCTCGCCGGCCCCTTCACGCCGTATCGGCGAAGGCCGTGGCGGCAAGTTTAGCCGGTGCGCTTTGCCAACAATCCCGTTTTTTGAAATACGCATGCGCCGGCCGATCTCGGCTGTGCTGAACCCCTCGGCCCACAAAGCCCGCAACTTCACGACCTGGTCATCGGTCCAATCAGCCATCGGCGCTGCCCTGCAGTACAAACGGGGCGGCGCCGGCGCGCTTGCGCACCGCGTTCACCGTTCGCAAATCCAGCCCCATGCGCTTGGTGCTCAACCCGTATTTCTCGGCCCACGCCTTGGCGTAGTCATACGAAACGATCCTATGAACGCCCGAAAAAGCCGCCGGAGTTGTCTGCCCCGGCGGCGAGTTAAGGGAGGAAACGTCCAAGAAGCCCGCATCGCCGGCGGGCGCGGCACCCGGCGGCGCGGTGCAAACCGTCACTGCCGAATCCTGTACAACATCCAAATACCTGGCCCGCACCGCCTGTGGCGTGGCAATGCGCCCGCCCGGCATGGTGTTCAGCTCCTGCCAGATCGCAATCCACATCTCGCCTAAGCCTGCCGGCGGCGTGCCAGGCCGCAGCCGCTCATAGGCCCGCGCCAGCGCGTCATCGCGCGCATCAGTCCAAATCACCGCGCCCATTACGGCGATTCCTTGAGGTAGAAGATCGTCTCCGCCGCCGCGCGCCGCAGGTCATCCAGCTCGCGTATCAAATCCGCGCGTTCGGCCTCGGTTAGCGCCGGGTGGCTGAGCGCGGTGGAAGACGTTGCGAACAACTCGCCCACATCCTTGCCAATCCGCGAGAGCAGCACGGCCAGGGCGGATTTCTCGCGCATCGGTTCAACCGGCACCAGCCCATAACCCTGCGCTCTGGCGAGCGCGGCGGTAACACGCGGCGTGCCGGCCGCAAACTCCAAATCCATCACCACATCGGCGGGAATAAACCGCTCATCGGTTAGCATGGTGTAGGCGGAAAGCTGGCTGCGCCCCACACGCGTAACGGTTGCCGCGGCATCAACCCCGCCCAAATCCTGCACCAGCATCTTGGTGCCGGTTTTCACCGCGTTATACGCGGCGGGTGCAAACTGCCGCTCGCTCATCGCGCCCACCGCAGCAGCACAAAGCCAAAATTCCACCAGGTTCGCGCGAATAAGGTGCGAACGCCGTTCAGCCGCGCATGGTCCGCATCCGTCCCCACCAGCCAGAATTTCGGTTTTGCCCCGTTCATTCCTCAACCTTCCCCTTTTCCGGTTTGGCGGGCGGGTCCGTCTCGGCCGGGTAGCTTTCTGTCTCCAGCGCCGCCCCGGCCGCCGGCGCTTGCACCCGGTGTTCCGGCAGCACGGCCCGGTTCGGCGCCCGCATCCGCGGCCAGGTCGGCAGCCAGTATTTCATCAGCGCCATGGTCAGGCCCCTCCCCAGGCGTAGGGCGGGCGTCGCATCGGTCCCGTAGCGATGACAACACCCGCCCGCCCTCCTATCGTCCGTGGCAGCACGACACGAACGGGAGACGAAATATCCTCAAACCGTTGGAAAGAGGCGGAGCCTTGCAAAGGCCCCGCCCCGCCATCTACCGTGGGAATCGCAACAAACCACAACGGAGATTCAATTATGATTCTGGAAAATGACCCTTTTCTAAAAGCGCTCTCTCCGCCTCTGTTAGCGGTGGCAGCTTTAGCCGCCGCCTTCGGTCGGACTCTAAACCAGACGCGTACATCCGAAGAAACGAAGAACTTTCGAACGAACGGCCCGATGCAAGACTCTCTGCAAGCCATGCATCGTTTGCTGGAAGATTGTCCGGGTCTTGATACCACAGACGCCAGAAACCTCTTACAATCGGTGAACAGATTGCTGAACGAAGCGCCGAAAATTTCCTGAACATGCGGCGCAGCCGCAGAATTCTCCACATAGTCCACCCCTAATCGTAATTGGTGCGTTTTCCGTGCGGACCGAATCCGCATGACTTTTCGTCCGAGAAAGGGCAGGCCCATCCCCATGGTCATGCAGCCTTTTCATCCGTGGGATAAATGTCCGGCCTCAAAAGGTCGCGCCTTATTCCGGTCACCCTCTCAGCCTGAATGACCCGGGATGCAGGCAGGCGATTGGCGCGGCGCCATCCAATTACCGAAGTATGGTGAACGCCCATTTCCTGAGCGAACTTTGTTACGCCCCCTCCGGCCTCTATGATTTCCGAAACATTCATGTTGCGTAATGTGGGGGATTCCCACGCTTCTTGTCAAGAACACTTTGTGGGAGGAGCGCACACACGAAATCACCAAATCTTTTACCCCGAATGGATGGAAACCATTGCGGAACGCCTCTCGCGCCTACGGAAGCACAGAAAACTGAAGCAGGTGGACGTTGCTGCCGCCGCCGACGTCGACCGGTCCTCGATTTCTAAATACGAGACCGGCGGCGATGTTCCAGGCAGGGATACGCTTATGAAGTTGGCCGAATTTTACGGCGTTAGCATCGATTGGTTGGCAGCAGGCTCCGGCCTTCCCCTTGAGAAGGAAGCCGCACGCGCCAGGAACGAAGAAGAAGCATTATTATTATGGGCCTTCCGCACCGTCCCAACTGACGAAGCCTCAGCTCACCTGAATCTCCTCGTAAGCCGCGCAAAAGGTATTAAACCCTCTTCTTAGGGACATAGGACGCCCCGATGCCGCTCATCGATTGCCCTGAATGCGGTACATCAATAAGCGCCAAGGCGCCCGCTTGCCCGCGATGCGGCGCCCCAGCAACGAGACCTAGGGTTGCTCCCAAGGAGGGCGCGCCGACCGGCGCGATTATTTTATCCCTTGGTGTCGGGTTCGTAATCCTCATGATCATTGCAGCCGGCGTATCTTCAGGTTCGTCTAGCGTTCCGACGACAACCCCCGCTTCGTCGCAAGCTATCACACAATCCAATTACGACTTACTTCAGCAATGTGACGACGTGCTTTCGAGTTCGAAAAACGCGGGAGTGATCATTTCAAATAGCTGGGAACGGTCGGGGTCAATGACCTCTTTTCAAATGATTGTCGACAAATCGCTTTGGGACGAAGTGCCGTTTTCGTCAAAATCAGGCATGGTCGACGCCGTAGCTTGCGATGCGGTGCAGGGGGACAAATCCATGATGGTCGAAGGCTACGTATACGATAACATGAACCATAACGAGATTGGGCAGTATTCCGCGCTTACGGGCCAATTCACCTCGGAAGAGCCCACGGCAGGGCAATGAAACGTAAAATTTTTCCGTCTGGTGGGAAAAACCCACCGAATTGAATTGACACGAACGTGGGATTTTCCCACAAATGCCCCATCGTTCCGATGGAGGCATTACTTTGCGTCAAGAATACAGTTTTTCCGCCCCGCCTGAGACCGTCTGGTCCATCATCCGCGGCAACAAACTGGCCGTCCTCGCCGCCGGCATCACCGGCTGCGCCCTCCCCTTCGGCCTGAAATACATCTTCGCCGCCATCCTCATCGCCTTTATCCTCACCGGTGGCCGATGAGCGGACAGCTTACTGGCTCAGGGAGCGGCCGTCGCCTCCGCCACATCAAACCGGCGGTTAAGCGTCTCCATCTCGCCGCCAATTCGGTCCACGCGCCTGGAGACGGAGGAATAGCCAGCTTCCAGCAGGCCAAGCCGTTCCTTTACCTCGGCCATGTCGGAGCGGATCGTCGCGATATCGGTCCGAATGGCCTTGAGCAGCGTCAGCATCAGATCGTCGGGCTCGGGCATCGCGTAATCTCCAGGAAGGCAGCGGCCAACAATAGCAAGCGGGTGCGCCAATGAGCAACCGCAAACCCCCGCCCCGCCAGCAGCCGCCAAAACGCCATTCATGGTCCACCGCCGGCGCCTGGCTGGTGATGCTCATGTGTTTTGCCGTCTGGCTCGTCACCATCGCGGAGGCCTGGAAATGAAAACCGTGCACCCCCAATCCCTCGCCGCCATGCATGATGAGCTGAAGGAGGCGCTGAACGAACTTACCATCGCCGAATCCCGGTACGATTACGCCCGGCATGCCCTGCAGCGCGCCCAGGCCCGCCACGGCGCCGCCAGCCTCGCCTCCATCAACGCGCTCATCGAGCTTCGCAAATTCATCGCGGAAAACGAGGTTTTGAAACAAGCGGCGTGCGAACGCCGTTCACACGATACCAGCCAAGGGACCATTTTATGATCACAAACGAAGACCTCACCCGCCTTTCCGACGCGCTCAACAGCGAACGCGCCGCCGAATCCGAATACCGCCGCCACGCGGATATCGTGAAGACCCTGGAAAAAGAGCGTGACGACGCCGGCAACCGCTGGCTCGCCGCCAAGCGTGAACGCGATGAGCTGCTCTACGCCCTCGGCCTCGTTCCCCCCAACCCCACAATCGGCGATGTGGCGGATGCGATATCCGCAGCCGAGCGCCTCACGCCGCCAGCCGAAGACGCCGAGGGCGCCGAAGCAGGCAACGGCGATCTGCTCGCCGGCATCGCCAACCCGCCAGCGCGGAAGCGCGTATAGCATGGCCCCGAAATCCAAGCTCACCATCGAGCAGATCGGCAAGCTCCGCATCCGCGCGGCTGAAACCCCAACCCCGTCACAAACAGAGCTGGCGGCGGAATTCGGCATTTCCCGCGCGCTTGTCCGCCAGGCCCTTGGCTCCCCATTGGTTGAAGGCGCGGGCGCGGCCGGCCAGGCGCCGCCCGGCTTCACCCAATCCATCCCGGCGGAGCTGCTCCTCTCCTCCCCCGTCAACCCCCGCAAAACCTTTGAGCCCGAGGCGCTACAGGAACTCGCCTACAGCATCGCCACCAACGGCCTCATGCAAAACCTCGTGGTGCGGCCAATGGAAGAGCCTGAAGGCCGCTACCAGATCGTCGCCGGCGAGCGCCGTTTCCGCGCCATCACCCAGCTTATTGAAAACGGCCAATGGGAAGGCCCAATCCCCTGCCTGGTGAAAGACTTTTCGGAAGGCGAGCAATTGGCCATCGCCCTGCTTGAAAACCTCCAGCGCGAAAACATTCCACCCCTGGAGGAAGCCGAAGGCTTCGCCGCTTTACACGCGATGGACGCGGACCTCTACTCCGCCGCCAACATCGCGGAGACCATCGGCAAATCCACCCGCTACGTCTACCAGCGCCTGGCCCTGGCCACCAAAGTTATCCCGCAGGTGAAGGAACTCTTCAAGCGCGGCCTCATCAACATAGAAGGCGCGCGGCTCTTGGCTCAGGTGAAGCAGGAATGGCAGCGGGACATTTTGTTCGACATGGAATTCCTGGATGACGAAACAGGCGCCGTCCTGGACGAACTCGAAATAGACAGCACACCCGTCACCCCCGAGGACATCCAGAATGCCATTCAATGGAAGGAGCGCGCCGAAAAGCACGCGGCCGAACAAGAAGCCGCCCGCGCCCAACACCGCGAGCACAATGCCACCCTCGATGCGCAATCCAGCCCCTCCGCCAGCGGGCCCATAAACCCGAACGCCGGCGATGACGAAGACGGCGAGGAAATGGAAAAGCGCATCGAGCGCCAAAACCCAGACCCGCCAAAGTCCCAGCCGGTCACCAAGGCCCACATCTACCACGCCCACAACCGCAAAACCGAAGCGCTGCGTCATGAACTTTGCAAACACCATTATCACGCGGCCCGCGTCGTTTGTTTCGCGCTGTTGGTGCCGAAGGGTCCTTTCGTGAACATCCGCAGCAACGATTACGACCGCACTTTGGAAGACCGCGTTCCCGTGGCAGCAGATCATGAGGCCGCCATCAAGGCCATCCTAGGCAAAATCAAAATCCCCAGCCACGGCGGCATAGACGCGAAGATGGAGCTCGCCCTCATGTCCTTCCTCGGCAAACTGCCGGCCGGACAGGTCATGAAACTATTCGCGCACCTGGTGGCGCGCCACGTCGGTACATTCGCCGGCGCCAGGTGCGAAGCAGGCGACGATCCGGTCACAATCATGCTGGCTGACGCCCTCGGCCTCCACGGCCAGGAGGAAGAACACGGCCTGGGCGTTGAGCCTGAAGACCTCAAAGGCGTCCGCAAACAAACCCTGCTGGCCATAGCGGACGAATCCGGCACGCCCCGCATCAACGATGAGCTTAAGCCGCAGGAAATAGCCGACGCCATTGCCGCCCACACAAACAAATACGTCCTCCCCACCCTCCGCTTCGCCACCACCGCCGAAATCGAAAAGGCCCTGACGTTCAAATGATGGACCCAACGGACCGCTTCTGTTTCCACGCCATCTTCGCCATCGAGGCGCTGAAAGCCCTCGAAGCCGGCTGCCCCGAGGAAGACACGGAATTCGCCGACGAAATAAATGTCGCCATCGGCCTGCGCCAGATGCTCGAACTCGCCGTGAATAGTTACGGCATCCAGGACGAAAACAAATCCCGCCGGGCCGAAGCCCAGGCCGCGCTGGAGCTTTTCTTCAGCACCATGCCAGCGGAGCCTCAACATGCCCCAGGTTAACCTCACCGGCATCCCCTGGTTCCTCGGCCAGGTCATCGAACGCACCCTTGCCAACCCAAAATGCAGTTCGGATGCTTGCCTGCTGCTGGCCGAGGCGATGGAAGAAACGGCGGAGCTGCTCCCCGCGCAAACCATCTATCGCCTCCCCACCCTTCGCGCCGCCGCAGATCTCCGCGCCGCCGCCCCCGCCTTCGCCAACCCGCCCACCTCCGCCGGCCGCGGCAAACCCTTGGGCGATTTCGACGGAACCCTCACGCCATGACACGCCGGTATCTCACCGGCGACGTCAAATGCGTCCGCGGCTTCTTCGGCGAACTCTTCATCAGTATCGAGGAGCGAGTTGAAGCGAAAAGCCTGTTCTTCCGCATCACGTACATCACTTACCGCTGGCGCACCGCCAAATATAAAGACCTCCCCGCCATCCAACGCGCCATGGCCGAACGAGACAAAGGAATCCTCCGCCCGTGATCAAAGAACCTGAACAGGTCGGCAACCTCGGCGAAAAACTCCGCGCCGCTGGTTTTTCCCCACAATCCGCCGCGCAGCGCTTTCGCCTGACGCTTGACCACGTTCGGCGACAGCACCCGCGTGACTGGCAAGCAATGGGCACATCGCTTTGCGCAATCCTCTTGCGGGATGAAGAAGCCGCAGCCGAGCTAGCAAAATTCTTAGTTTCGGCCTTGAAGGCCGAAAACGTGGGGCGCCAATATCATGACGCCGAAGAGGCCAAACGTAGCGTGCACCCGCGTCCTTCATCAACCGGAAACATCCTCGCGATTCCGGCGCATCTACGCGGCCGTCCCGGTGCCGCGCAGACCAATCCCATCCTTAAAATCACACCAAAAATCCCGGAAAACCCGCGCCCAATCTCAGCGTCCCGAAAGGCCGGCGCGATTGTCAGCCGCAGCATCCTCAAAACCTTCCTGATCGACGGCACACCCATCGGCGACCGCACGCCGTTTGAATGCCGCAACTGGATGAACAAGCAGCGGCTCAGCTTAACGTTTGTGGAAATGCTCATCGCCGGCATCCCGGACAACATGCGCATCTCGGCTGCAATTTCAGACGATGAAGCCGCCAAAATCTACCGCCGGGCGCAGGAGAAAAACCATGCTTGA